ATCTTGCGGTTGACCTCGGCGATGAAGCCGTCGATGATGTACTGCTCGAAAGGCAGGGACTCGGCGTTGGCGTTAGCCCTGACGAGGTACTCCGCCCACTTGCCGATGAGTTTCTTTGGGCAGATGAAGATCAGCACCTCGATCCAGGCGGTCTCGATCTCACGGTCGGTGAGGGTGACATCGCCCTGGGGCTCCAGCTCGCATACGGAGCCGTCCTGGAGGGTGGGAGCGACCTCAAGATAGTTGAGGTTCTCCTTGAACTTGATTCCGGTCTGGATGCCGATGCGGTTGCGGATGCTGCCACCCACAAGACCGAAGTTCTTGAGGAGCAGGTCACGGTTCTCCTGCACATAGGCGGGCAGGGAGGTCACGATGAAGTTTGCTGTAGGCATAATGAAATGGGTTTAGTGATTTCTTTTTTCGGGAAATATCAATCCGTCAAGGGTCGTAACATTTTCACTTCGCGGAGAGAATCCTCTGCAGGTTGTCGAGACCCTTGTTCCCGGTCTTGGTGAACTTGGCGGATTCCTTGACCTCCTGGTGAGCGGGTTTGGCGGCGGGTGTCTTCTTGAGCCTCGCCACCTCCTTCTTGAGGGATGCGTTCTCCGCCTTGAGAGCGGCCATCTCCTCCTCGTTGCCCTTGTCGAAAGGAGACTCCATGTCCATAGGGACAAACATGAGTTTCACCTCGACAGGATCAGCGGCCTTGGCAGTCCCGTCCTCGTTCCAGGTGATGGCGTAACGGAAATAGTGGGATTCCGTCCAATCCTCGTCCCAGGATTCCACCACACCGAAGTCCTCCCCGGCATCCACCAGGTAGAAATTCTCCGTGCCAATGACCGCGGCGATGGCGTTGGAGATCTCCCTCATCTTGGTGTCAAAGGACTCCTCAAACGCCTCCTTGATCTTGGCGAACCTGGACTTGCGCCTCGCCTTGAGATCCTCGTCAGCGACCTCCGCCTTGTCATCCACGATCTCGGACACCTTCCCGTCAACGACACGGATGACCTTGCCGTCCTCGGTGGTGTAGTCACCGTCCGGAGCCGGGACACGGTTGCCCTCCTCATCCTCGGTGTACACAGCGTCCCCGGCCTGGAGGTCACGGGACTCGTCATCCCACTCCAGCTTGCCCTTGTCGGTCTGGATGAACTCGGAGTCAACCTCCGCCTCCGCGTCCTTGATCTCGGAGACCTTGCCGTCCACAACGACGATCACCTTGTTGTCATCGGTCTTGTAGTCCCCGTCAGCGGCGGGTGTCCTGTTGCCCTCGGAGTCCTCCACATAGACGGAATCACCCGCCTTGAGATCCTCGTCACCGTCCCAGGAGATGATCCCCTTGTCGGTGGTCACGTTGCCAAACTCCTGCAGCAACTTGGCAAGAGTTTCCTTGAGTCTTTTGAGTTTGCCCATATCAGATTGGTTTTTGAAATGTTTCCTGAAAGCCCCGTCCAGGATGTCCACGATCTCCTGGATCTCATCCTTGTCCTGCTCCGGCACAAGGTCGAACACGCCCTCCAGGGAGAACCCCTTGTAAGTCCCGGCCTTGATCTCGTCCCAGATCTCGTCGTTGACCACATGGAACTCCCCGAACAGGGAGCCGTCGGCGCAATCGTCGAAGCCGTCCACCCGGATGCCGTCACCCTTGATGAAATACTGCACCATCTGCACACCGTCCACATCGGAGCCGTCCCGGTGCATGAGGTTGACATCGTTCTGCCTTCCCTCCAGGAGGTATTTCTCCGCCATCTGACGGATCGTGTCCGCCTTGTAGATGACATAATACTCCCCCATCTTGGAATCCCTCCGGTAGATGGGGAAATCAGCCCTCATGATGCACCCACGGACGAGTCTCTTCTCCTCATCCTGGATGGCGTAGAGTATCGGCTTGCGGGCAGCGTCGAACGCCTGGAAATTGGACATCACCGCCGGGTCATCCACCAGCGAGATCTTGAACATTCCGGTCTCCTCGTCGGAGATGACAGCGTCATAGACAGGGATGCCGCCTATTGTGACAATCATATCTTTTTTCCGGTAGATATAGAAAGCCGGGAATCTGTAAACAACCGCCCCTATCTCACGACAGGAGCGGCCATCAGCACTATGAAGAAAAAGCAGGTCAGAAGGATGACTCCCGCACCTGTGTCCTGATCTGGTTCCGTGATGCCTCGATGTCAGATGCGAGGATATAGACCCGCTGGTCGGATGCCATCTGGTTGAGCCTGTCCTCCTCGGAGGCGGATGTCACGCTCCTCACGCTCGCCACCTCCGTCTGGGTGGCCGGAGCCGGGGTGACCGCCGGGACGGAAGGAGCCGCTCCGGATGATGATGAGGATGCGGCCGATCCGGGGATCTTGGTGTTCCGGATCTGCGCTATCTGAGCCACTCCAGCCGCCGTCACCGCCGCGGCCGCAGCCGCCCCCGCTATCTGCCCGAATGGAGCCGGGAGGGTGGCCGCTGTCCGCATATACGCCCCGATCGCTCCGGAGATGGTGTCAATGGTCGCTGCCGCGATCCTCAACGCCTTGGCCTTCTCCGCTGACTTGGCGGAGTTCGACTCATCAGCCTCGTACATGTCCGCTATCGAACCGAGGATGGAGGATGTCGCGTCCGCCACACCCTGGAGCATCTCCTTTCGCGCCTGCGCCTTCTTCTCCGCATCCTTGTTGTCAAGTTCACGGATTCGCATCTTCTCCCGGAGAGAGTTGGTCTCGATCTCGACCTCCAGGTCAGCCCGCTCCTGGTCGAAGGCTATCCACGCCTCCAGGTCACCACGGTCAAGAGCCTCCTGGCTGAACTGCTTGAGGAGGTCGAGTTTCCGCTGGTTCGCCTCCGCCTGAATCTGGTACTCATTCTCCGCCCGTTTCCTCTCATCCTCCACCAGGATGGAGTTCAACTCAAGCTGGTGGTCGGTTGCCTTGTCCAGAGCCTTGATCCGCTCATCCGCTTTCTTGGCGGCGGCCTTGTTCGCCTCCTCCTGCCCCTTGATCATGGCGGCGATGTCCGCCTCCATCTGCTTGTCAAGTTCCTCGCCTATCTTGTCGATCTCCTCCAGGAAACCGTCCGCCGCCTCCTTGCCGACCTCCTTCCCGGCCTTCTTGACCTCCGGTTTCTTGCTCCTCGCCCCGGAGATGAACGTGTCCGCCACGGCTTGCCCGGCCTGGAAATTCTCCTTGAAGGAGACACCGGATTTCATCTCATCCTTGAATGCCTTGGCCGCCTCACCGAGTCCCTTGACCCCTTGCTCCCTGAATACCTTGATGGCCTCGATGATACCCTTGAACGGGGCTATGACAAACTGCAGGATGGCGTTTCCCACACCCATCACCCCGGTGATGACCTTCTGGATGAGTCCGTTCGAGGTGACGAACTCCGTCACCTTCCCGATGAGGTCAGCGAGCCATCCGGCAAGGGTCTCCACGATGTTGGACAGGAAGTTCATGACAGGCTGCAGAGCGGTCATCGCCTTCTTGAGTCCCGCCATGGCGGTCTCGTTGTCCTTGAGTTCCCCGGCGAGCTTGATGGCCACGGACACCAGGATGCCGAAGGTGGCGATGAACGGGGACTTGGAGATCCCCTCCATCCCGTCCTTGACACCGTTCAGACCGCCTCCGACCGCTCCGAGACCCTTGCGGAAACTATCCACATGCTGTGACAGATCCCCAAAGGCATCCTTGATGGAATTGGCATAGTTTCCCACATTCCTTTGGAAATTGCCCTGCAGGGCATCCATGTCCTTGAGCTGGTCATTGATCGCCTTGATCTGACCTCCCAGGTCAGCCCTCCTCGCCGCGTCCTCCGTCGACCGGAACTCCTCCTTGAGGGATGCCATCCGGTGGACAAGGGAATTGTAGGAATCGGCTGTCCCGGTTGCCGCCTTGGCCACATCCTCCATGGATGAGGAGGTGGCGTACATGGCATCCTTCAGGGCGTTCTGGTTGACTTTAAGCTCATCCAGGGTGTCCTGATATTCCTGCGTCCCGACCTCCAGGTCACCGAGGTTGTCCTTGAGGGTCTTGATATTCGCCCGGAGGTCGTTTATGCTCTTTACCGCCTCCTCCGTGCCTACCTTGAGGATGGTTATTGTCTCTTCCGCCATGTCAATTCAGATAGTTGGTTGTGTCCTGGACTTTTATGAACTCGCACTCGGTGGCATCCCAGGTGGTCATCGAGTGGTTGGTGATCTTCCGCAACGCCCAGATGGCGTTGTCGTAGAAAAAGAATGACCGCAAGAGGGACTCATTCACCCGCAATCCGGAGAGGTTGACCCTGCAGGTCATCACCCTGGAGTCATCGTCATACCTGTCGGAGATATACCTCTGCCAGAATTGGGTGTAGATGGAGGATACGGAATCGAACGTGATGTCAGGGATCGCCACCTCCCCCGGAGTCCCGAAGTCAAGGGACTTGGTGATCACCCCGTTGGACATGATATATCTTGAGAATCTCGGCAGATACCTCACCGGGGAATATCCGCCCACGGTGGCGGGGTCGAGAATCCAGCAGGGAGTGTTGTCGTTGAGAGCCATCATCAGGGCTGTGTCATCCGAGAGACCTATCCTTGTGGTGATGGCGGAGATGTCAAATGTCCCGTCAAAGAAGAGCAGGGTGTCCCTCTCCTCATAGGCGGCGTTTCCGGCGTTGTGGAATTGCGGCTTGGAGATGAAGTCATAGGTCTTGTTGTCCGGGTTCCACCATCCCCGGTACACCTGCGAGGACGGGAGCGGGATGTCGATGTCCTCCGCCTTGCCTGTCCTGTCCAGGACGGTGAACGTGCCACCTGAATCCTGGAACACCGCCGGGATGCGGAGCGAGCCGTTCGACAAGGTGACGAAATACTTGGATGCCTCAAGCACCTCACACGCCCCCTTGAAAGCGATCCCCTCCAGGAGGTTCTTGGACTCCGCGTTGAACCCGTAGCCCGTGTTGACCCTCTGGATGCCGTATATCCGGTCATAGACATTCGCGTAATATTTGGCGTACTCACCGTCCCCATAGGGCAGGGAGAAGTCATACCACTTGCAGTCATAGGAGAACGGGAGGACGGGAACGGGACGGGAAATGTCCACCCGCTCCGTCAGGTCGATCACGTTGTCCTGGTAGAAGGTCTGCCTCCGCATGATGCTGACTTTCCTCGCCCCCTTATCAATGAGGAACACCAGCCCGAACATCTTGCAGAAGGAGATGAGGTAATCAGCCGGGGTCTTGTCCGAGGACAGGAGCATCCTCTTCGTGATGGTCACCCCTGATCTGGCGGAGTCGCTCGTCGTGTACGAATAGACATTATCAGCGGCGGGAGTGTCAACGCCCCAGGCGGAGATGGCGTAATTCGGCTCATAGGAGGCCGGATCTGACCACGCCTTGTTGGGGTCGAGAGCGAAGCGGAGACTGCCCCATCCGGCGGCGGTGGTCTCCCGTGTCACACGGATATAGGAGATCCCCAGAGCCGTGAACTCAAGGGTCACGTTGTCACCATACCACAGGCCGGAGCTGTCGAAATATCCGATGAAATCTATCTGGGGGACATTCCCCTCTCCCGCCGTCTGCCTTGAGGACACACGGATGACCCTCTCCTGGATCACGTTGCCGGAGGAGTCATACGCCCGCCCGGTGTAGGTGATGTAATTCATGTAATGGCCGTTATAGGTCACGCCATCGCTCTCATAGGTGTCATCACAATGGAGGTCGTATTCCGATGTGCTGCCCTCCCCGCTGACGGTGATCTTGGGACGCAGAGCGACCGTCACCTGGTAACTCGTCGAGGGATTGCCGCCGCCCGGAATACGGAAATCGCTCCCGATGGTGAGCTGCCCGCTCCCCTCGGTGATCTGCACATCCAGGGAATTGATGAGAGGCAGGGTGAGCCATGTCTTGTCCCAATAGGGGTTGGAGGCGGTGAAGAATGTCGGATCCAGCTCCACCTCATATCCGCCGTTGTTGTAGGATTGGCAGATCGCCTCGATGACCCTCGACATCTTGATGACAGGCCGCTGCAGGTAGGAGCGGAGATCCTGGGTCTCCCATTCGGTGTATTCCTTTGGGAGCGAGGCGAGAGCGATCCGCCCACCCCTGGATGAATATCCGTCCGGGATGGTGACACCGGATGCCACCGTGTCGAAGAGTGCCTTGTCAGAGTCAAACAACCCGGTAGGCAACCCGTTGTAAGCCGGAGCGAAATTGATGATGTCCCATATCCCGGCGGAGCCTTGCCCCCTTAATCTGCTCCATGCTGCCTCGACCGCCGCCCTGGTGATCGGGAAATCCAGCTCGGTGTCAGCGGCGTTCTGCCCGGTGAACTTGAGGTCAGCGAGAGTTCTCCGGTTGCCCTCGGAGTCATAGGCCAGGCCATAGAAGAATGAGCCTAACTCCCCGAACAGGGAGACCTGGTATTCCACAAGCCCCCGGTTGCGGGTTACCCTGTCGAGTTTGCAGTAGCCGGATTCCAGGATCTCACCCATCTCGTTATAGATGGCGAAGGATGTCTTCCTGGAAGCGTCGAAATTGACCCCGTGACCCGTTGCCCCGGACTGGGTGAGACGGTCAGACCGCCACATCCCCCCGAAGATCTTGTTGTTCGCCGGAGTCCCCTTGAGGGTGATCGCCTGGCTGAATGAGTTGCGGACGATGGTGGGGTTCCCCATGTCATCTATCAGGTAGTTGAACAGGATGAACGACTGGTCATCCAGGTCAACCAACTGATCCGCAATATAAAGGCTTATCTTCCTTCTCATCGTCTTATCCGGTTTTGCGCCACCTGCACCGTGATGTCGTAGTTCACCAGCCGGTTCCCCTGGTTCCTGAATGTCTTGTACTCACATGTTGTGGCCGGGATGGTGACCGGGATCATCTGCCCGGCGGCGATGTCGTACATGTACACATCAGTCGAGTTGATGAGGTGGTGCATCCTCTCCCCCTGGTCACCGAGCAGCCATCCGGTGTGGAACGTGAACCCCTTGGTAATCTCGTTAACATAGTTGCGGATTCCCCTGTTCTGGATGTTCCGGTTGTCATAGACCGCCTCCCTGGTGTACCTCTTGAGGGTGTCCGCCTCCAGGGTGTTGCCCTCGATGAGGAAGGAGTCCCACCCGCCATAGGCGTTGACATAATAGAGGGCGTATGCGGCGCACTCCGTCACCACCTGGAGGGTGGAGTTGCCGATGGTCACCTTGTCCACGTTCGCCCATTGCGAGGGATAGAACACCGCCGTTCCGCTCCCGGCTGACCTCACCGAGCGGGAGAAGTCAGAGTTGAAGTCAGCGTTGAAGTCGTTGGAGATCGCCACCGGGATGATGACCGTGGAGGTTGTCCCGTCCTTCATGCGGACGGTCACGGTGACCTGGGACACGTTCAGCCCTGTCCAGACGATCGGCATCCTCTTGTCGATCCTGCCGTTGATGGGGAACGACATCCCCATGGTGGCGGCGTTGTAGGTGTAGTCATACGACCAATCGTTCAGGAATTGGATTGTCGCTCCGGTTGTCCAGGTAGATCCGTTCGAGGATGACTGCACAAGGAAGGTCACCGGGAGTGTTATCCTTGTGAACTCCGCCTGGGAGAGGTAAGGCAGGACATTCACCAGATAGTCAGCGCAGATGTCGTTGACCCTGACGGTGATGTAGGTCTCTCCGGGTCGCTTGTACGCCTTGCCGGAATAGATCACCTCCCCGGTGTCGGAGAGGGTGATCCTGTAGAGGATTGAGGAGCCTGTCCCCAGGAGGACAAATTGGTCTTTCCAAATCGGAACCGCAGCCATAGATTTTTTCAATGAAATATCATTGCGCCCGGATTCCGTAAATGACACCTCCTGCAGCAATACTATTTCTCCATCACGATCTTCCGGATGTAGTTCTCCATGTCATGCCCCAAGGCGATGGCGATGCGCTCCCGGTACATGGGGATGACTCCGTCCTTGACCTTCTCAAGGTCATGGCTCCCCTTGGTTCCCCGCTCGGAGATCGCCCGCCCGATGAGATAGGCCAGGGACTTCGGAGACGGGATGCGCCCGTTCGCGTCCGGTCGAGGGATGACTGGCTTGATGTTCACCCATTCCAGGATCTTGCTGACCGGGGGGAAATGTGGCCGGGTGTCATCCTCCACATACTTCCAATAGTCATTGAGGGTCATGGTGACCTCGTAGGCGTTGTCACCCACGACCACCTGCGTCGTGACCGAGTCAATGAGCCGCTTCGAATAGCCGGAGGGGACTCCTCTCTCGGTGTACCTGTCATTGAATTGCAGGTGTTCCTTGTAGTTGTCCCGGATGTCATTGGCGAGATCCTGCAGGACTTTCTGCAGCTCGGTGAGATCAATCAGTTCCATGTCAATGTGTCCTTTTCCATTTCTCGATGTCCTCCTTTTCCTTGGCGATCTTGTCCTTGCGATACGAGAGGATGTTCAGGAACTCGATCGCTGTCCATCTCATCACCTCATCCCATGAGCATCGGCAGGTCTCCGAGGCCGCGTCTACATTGGCGATCCATCCCCACTTGTCTCCAAAAGTCTCTCCTGTTCCGCTATCCTCGCCAGGATCTCCTCCCTCTTCGTCTTGTCCTTGATCCCCATCGCCTCCTGTCTGGAGAAGTTCAGAGAATCCTTGATTGATCGTTTGCACCAGGTCAAAAAAAAACCCGCCACGGAGACCCCGTCGGAGACCGACATCTCCTCCCGGATGACCCTCTGCACATCGAGGATGTCATATCCCTCGTTGTAGCGGTGACCCTTGGGGACGAGGATCACCGACAGGAACTCCACCAGGTACTTGTCGAGATCGGGAGCGTAGGTCTGGAAGTCGATGTATTGGCAAGTCTCGATCTTGCGGAAGTCCCTGCAGGGGATGAGTTCAAGACCGCCCAGGACGTACTTCCTCGCCACCGGATGATAGTGGATGTTCTCCGGATTGAGGAACGCGGAACGGGCGACGAGTTCCTTGTACTCATGGATGGGAAGGTGCAGGATCTCGGACTCCGCCACCCCGGTGAGGATGGAGAGGATCTGCACCTGCTTGTCGATGTCCTCCAGGGACTCGTTCCGGGAGACCTCCTGGATCTCCATGTATTTCCCCAGGGGCAATTTGTCGTAAGTGTCAATTATGTCCATATCGTGATTTTGAGAATGAGATTGAATATTGTCCATATCCGGCCTTCTGCCCAAACCTTGTCCAGAGACTGTAGCGTAGCGCGTCGAGACAATGATTCCACTTGTCGATCGGCTGGTTCAGGGTGTTGCCGTCCCTGTCCTTGTCCCAGACATAGTTGCGGAGTTCCTTGATAAGGTCGATGGAGTCCTTGGTCACGTTGAGTGTCCACCCCTGCATCCATTGAAGTTGGAACTTGAGCTTGTCACTCTTGACCGGGGCATTCTTGTCGCAGGGGATGACCTTGAATCCCGCCTCCTTGATGTCTGCGATGGATTTCGGCTCGGCGCAGTCGGCATAGATCTCCGTGTTCCTGGACACGCCGTCCTCCCGGAGATCCTCGATGATATGCACGTTCCGCATGTGCGTCCTGTAGCACCGCTCCCTCACCCAGGCGATCTTCTTCCTGGGATCTGCGACCACCTGCACCCTCGCCGTGGGATCGTTCGTGAATCCGAAGTCAAGACCCTGGATCTCCACCAGGTGATCCATCTCGGTCTTCTCCGGGAGGGAGTCGCACAAGGTGAACTCATAGATCAGACCGTCCAAGGTTCCCACCTTGCCCTCCCCGTAAACCTTCCACCAATTCGCGTCGGACTTGTTGTCCTCGATCTCCGCCTTCTGCTCCGGGGTGAGGAATTCATTGTCCAGGTAGGTGGAATGGATGCAGATGCAGTTTTTCTTCGCCTCAATGATCTCATTGAGCCAAAAGGAATGGGTGGGGTTGTAGTCCAGGACAATCTGTCCCCTGGTACGGACGAAGAGTTGCCTGGCGATCTCATACGGGATGTTCTGGCACTCGTTGATGAACAGGCGGTCACGGGCTGATCCGTGAACCTTCCCGGCGTTGTCCACGGAGAAGAATTCCAGGATGGAGCCGTTCTGCCAGGTGTAGGTGTGTTGCGTCTCGTTCCACCTGGACTCCTCCCACAGCCCCTCCTTCTCCATGATGGTCTTGAAGTCACGGATCGCTCCCCTCTGCAGGTGGGGCATTGACTCCGACACCACGGAGTTAACGGTGGCGGGCTTGCCGAGGTTGACCTCCTCCACAATGGCGAGGATGAAGGTCTGCAGGATAGAGAAGGTCTTCGACGAGCGTGTCCCGCCACAGGAGGAGATGTACCTCCAATGGCGTTTCCATGCGGCGATGGTCTTCCGTCCTACCCTCGTCAGTCTCATCAGCTGAACTCCTGCGTCATTTCCCAGAGTTCGTCCAGGTATCTCTCCCGCTGATCCTCATCCCTGTCCTTCGCCATCATCCGAGTCCCCCCTCAATGAGTTCCTTCGTCTCCTGGTCGGTGGTGATGTTCAGGGTGATGCCGCCGGAGTGCTGCACCTCGGCGGAGATCCTCGGTTTCCCGAACAGGCGGTCAAGGATGTCCTGCAGGGCGAGCCACCCGTTCTTACCAGCCAGAGCCTTGATGGCGAGCTGGAGGACGAACCCGTACTTGAAGTCCGTGGACTCCTGCTCCTTGATGTAGGCGGTGGCCTCCTTGACATTCTTGAAGGTCAAGGCCGTGTAGAGGATGGCATATATCTTCCGTTGAGCGTCCGGCGGTATCTCCTTGAGAACCTTGGACAGCTTGCGTGGTCTGCCGTTCGGGTTGTGCGTCTCCCCCGGCTTGCACGGTTTAAGGTTCTGAATGTTCGCTGCCATAATGCGTCATTTTATCATATTGCTCATAATTAAGATTATCGCTGACAAATTTGATGGATTCCAGGTGGCGGAACCCGAGAGCGGCGATATATGCCAACTCCATGTCCACAACGGATTTGTCCGGCATCCCGGTTCCTTCCTTGACAAAGTCTCCGGCGGTCAGACAGATGGCGTTGCCTCTCGCATCCAGAGTGAATGTCGGTTCATCAAACGTGACATTCGGATGCAACGACCTTACCTCCCTGACAAAGACGGTGAACCCGATGGGAAATGAGGACGAGCCGCAATATCCGACATTCAAGATATCCGAGTCCTTTGGAAGGTCACGAAGGGCACGGATAACATTGACCCCACCAACCCCCGTGACGATTATCTCCCGGTTGCCCTTCTCGCACTCCGCCCATGGGAGAGACAATTCCGCCTTTGTTGCGACTACCAGATATTTGCTCATACCTTCACCGCCTCCTTTCCGGTCATCTTTTCCCACCTGGCGATGATGACATCACAATAGTGGGGATCGAGTTCCATCATGCGACACATGCGACCAAGTTGCTCACATGCGACCAATGTTGTCCCGCTCCCTCCGAATGCGTCGAGGACAATGTCTCCTTCCCTTGTCCCGTCAAGGAGGCAGTTTGCCACCAACTCGACTGGCTTCATTGTTGGATGCAGGTCGCACTTCCTCGGCTTATCAAAGTCCCAGATGGTGGTACGATACTTTCCCCTCCGATAGTTGTGATGTGACTTTGTCCAGGTGTACATGATCGGCTCGTGCTGGTAATCATAATCCAACCGCCCGATCGAGAAGGTTGGAGAGTTTTTACGCCACACAAGATTATGCCTGACCTCAAGCCCGGAATCCCGCATCATCATCATCATCAGTCCGAGTCCTCCACCCTGGGGAGCTGTGACGAAATAGCAAGCGTCATCCTTGCAATTCAGGCGGACATTGGTCATGGCTGCGGTCAATATCTTGTAGAGTTCATCCACCGAAGCGGTGTCATTGGCGATGTTCTCTACAATCAGTCCAGCCTTCTGGACGGATTGTAGAGCCTTGTTCTTATCACCTATCGCGACCCCGTATGGAGGATCTGTGAAAACCATGTCAGCCAACACCCCCCCCATTAAACGTTTTACTGTCTCAAGGTCGGTGGAGTCCCCACACATCAGGCGATGGTCTCCGAGCTGCCAGATGTCACCCTTCTTGCAGCGGACATGGATCTCGTCCTTCCCCTCGTCAAAGTCATCCTCCTCCACGGCCACAGGCTCCGGCTTTTCCTCCGTCTCCCAGGCCGGGACACCCCAATCCTCGAACGGGACATCCCACTCGTTGGCGAGAGCGTCATAGTCCCAGGAGCCAAAGGAGCCGTTGTCCTTGATCACGATCTCCTTCATCTTGTCGATGGGAGTGCCCTCAGGAAGGACGAAACAAGGGACATCCTTGTCCTTGTTATGCTTGCACCCGGCGAAGCGGAGGTTGCCGCCCAGGATGACGAACTTGTCCCCATGCGGGATCACGATGAGCGGCCTCGCCTCGAAGAGTTCCGGGGTCTCCTGGAGCGACCTGGCGATCCGCTCCACCTCCGCCCTCGTCCATTGCCTCGGATTGCCCGGCAATCCCTCGATCTGCCCGGTGTTCTGCTCCAGGTCTTTAATCCTGATCCGTCTTGTCTCCATCTTTCCCCTTGTTTTGCGTTCTCATGGCCTTCCTGACGGTCTTTTTCGTCCCGGTGGACAATTCCACCACCTTGGCCTTGTCTTTCGATTCTGCGGCCATTCTCGCCATCTCCTCCACATCCCTGTAGTAGATCTCCCCGCAGTCATGGAGGAGGGACAGGATGCAATCGGAGCAGTTGTCGGAGAACCGCCGCCTGTCACCCGTGGCAGCGGTGTAAATGTCATAGATCACCCGGAGGGCTGTCCGTCCGGGATTCCTCGCCCATTTCGCCCTGACCGCAGTCCGGAAGTTCTCCTCCCAGGCGGAGAGCGTCTCAATCTGTTCCTTCGTGAATGTCATCTTTTATCCTTTCTTGAAATTTGTCCCAAATTCTGATGATGTCCCGGTACATGCCGGGCAGCTCGAAAGCGTCCGCCACCTTCCGGCGGAGATAGACCACCGTGGCGTGATCCCGGTGGAGTACCCGCTCGATCCGGTAGTTCGACCAGCCCTCCGATTTGAGCTGGTAAGCGACCAACGCCCTGCCCCAGACAAGGGGAGACCTCTGGCACTTGACCATGATCGGCTCACCGAGGATCTCCCCCATAATCCGGATGTATCTCAAGGCATGAGCCTGTCTATTATCGTATTCATCCATTCTCTGATAAATATTAAAGATTCGCCTATTGGAATTGAGAGATGCGACAGCAACGCCGCGAAAGCCACCGTCCCCAGGGAGAAATCCCCGGTGCAGACTGGATAGATGAGGCACACCCACCAGGTCATGCACTTGCCGCAGTCGAACGGCGGGAGTGGCCGCAACCGGGACACCTGAAGCATCCTGGCAAGGGCATCCCTCCAGGACTCCGTGAATCCGGAGAGGTCAACGATGTAGATGGTGACCAGAGCCACCAGGAGCATGTCAACGTATATTCCCATTGTTGTATTCCTCCAAAATGATTTTCTTGATCCGGATCACCTCACGTCTTATTGTCATGTGGGAGAGCCGCATCTTCTTTCCGAGTTTCCGGTATGACTGGCAGTCGGCATAGAGCAGGATGATGGTCTTGTCCACCTGGGAGAGTTTCGTGTCGATGATCTCCTTGAGACGGGCAACCCTCGGATCGTCCGGACACATGATGTCCGGGTTATACTTGTAGTCCGCCTTGATCTGGCGGAACTCCTTGACAACCTCGTTCTCCCTCATTGCCTCTTGTCCAACGTGTCGATACTGATCCCGTCCCCTATGGAGACGCTCCGCTCCTGGTATTTGCGGAACATGGCGTGGAAAGGTGAGGTGGATGAGCGATACTGATTGATGATGATCCTGGCGAGGAAGAAATTGATCTGGCCGTTATCCCAGAGATCCCGCAGTCTCTCCTCGTCATATTCCAGGAGGATGACATAGACCATCTGGCAGAGATCCTTGAGGTCATCCGTCAGGGAGCGGTGGGCGATGTTCTCCACCATCGTCTCCACCCTTCTCTCGTCAGCGAGCGTCATGATGATCTCCTCCTTTGTCACATCAATAAATATCGAACATCCGTTCCTTGTTACCGTCCGAACACCAGCATGGCAGCGTCCCTCGCATGCTCGGAGCAGCGACCCTCCCACCCGGTCAGCTTGCGGAACCAGGAGGGGGTGACCTTGGTGGCCACGTTTCCCGGCTTCGTGGTGACGAAGGGGATCTCCATGTCGGTGAGGAAGTCCTCCCAGATGGAACAGTCCCTCTTGACCGACCCTGCACCCTGTTTCTTGGCATCGGTGTCCCCATCACCAAACCATTTCCTCAACCTGGCATCCTCAAAGATCACCTGGACATCATCCCGGTGTCTCTCCGCTATCGCCAACACCCTCGTCAATGCCCTGTGGATGGGCATGGTCTCCAGGGTGAGGAATTTCCCCTCCTTGGAGTCCCAGACAGCCACCCCGGTGTGCGTTCCCGGATCAATACCAATGTAAATCATCAGTTCCTGTTCTTTTTGTTCGCCTCGACCTCCTCCCTGGTCTTGCGGAGAGGGCATCCCTCCCGGCAGGGATCAAGGAAGAGCCTGCAGAGATTGTCATGCCGTAGCCTGACACATTTCCCTGTACTCCTCGAGGACTCGCTCATAGTAAAACTCCTCATCGTGGTTGGTGACCGCCACTCTCGTCTCCGGATTGTCCAGAAGGTCATCGGCAATCCTGACGATAGCCCGGATGTCCCGCCATGTCAG